ACTATATTCAATGTAGTAAACATCTCAGCAGCTGCATATGGATTTAGTGGAGCGGTAACTGGTTCTAACCCTGTATTAACTTTAGTAAGAGGATTAACATATACATTTAACGTAAATGCAGCAGGTCATCCATTTTGGATTAAATCTGGAAGTGTTGCTGTAACCGGTACAACTAATGCATTTAATGCAGGAGTAACTAATAATGGAGATGATGTTGGTGTTATAACATTTGCACCAAATTTAAGTACTCCATCATCATTATATTATATTTGCCAAAATCATTCTGGAATGGGGGCACGTATTAATGTAGTTGATGCATTAATACAACCAGCTCAAATAAAATTTATAGGTAATACAAATATAACTGGTAGTTTGTTTGTAACTGGAAATCTTCAATTAGGAGTTGGTGGATTTTATAGTGGAAGTGGTAGAGGATTATTTGATATTCCACAATCAGCATTATCACAAGAAGTATTTAGAATAGCAAGTGGTAGTATAACTGCATCCGTTTCACCTGTATTTGGTTTTAGAGTTGAATCTGCAGAATTTGGTTCTGAATTTACTGGAAGTATTGATGTAACTGGTTCTGTATCAGCTATAAACTTTAGTGGTTCGTTTGAAGGTGATGGTAGTAAATTAAGAAACGTACCATCTGTTGAATCACCTAGAATTACATCTGGATCTGTAACAGCATCAGTAAGTCCTAATTTTGGATTTGTTGTAGTATCTCCTGATCTTGGTTCTATTTTTACTGGAAGTATTAACGTAAGTGGTAGTGTATTTGCATATGGTAATATTGAATTACAAAGTGGTTCTGCTTTTAGTGGTAGTGGTAAGAATTTATTTAATATACCTAGAACAGCTTTAGCACCTGATGCATTGGATACTAGTAGAATTCTTTCTGGTTCGGTAACCGCATCGGTATCTGATAGAGAAGGTTTCAAAGTAGAATCTTTAAGAAGTGGTTCACAATTTACAGGTAGTTTAAGAATATCTGGTTCTGTATCAATTTCGTCTGGTTCATCATTTAGTGGTAGTGGTAGAAATTTATTCGATATTCCAGCTGCAGCAATCTCCGATTTAGATACAACAAAAATATTTAGTGGTTCGGTAACAGCTTCAGTATCACCTGTTCAAGGTTTTGTAGTAACATCCGCAATTGTTGGAAGTGAGTTTATAGGTAGTGTAAGAATAACTGGAAGTTTAAATGTATCTGGTAGTAGTAGATTTACAAATGGTGTAAGTGCATCGGTATTTAGTGGTAGTGGTGCTGGATTAACGGATATACCATTCTCAGCATTATCGGAAGAATTATTTAGAATCGTTTCTGGTTCAGTAACGGCATCTACTACACCACAATTTGGTTTTAAAGTAGAATCTAAAGATAGTGGTTCTCAATTTACTGGTAGTGTATCTATTAGTGGTAGTTTATTTGCATTTGGTAATATTGAATTAAAGAGTGGTTCTGCTTTTAGTGGTAGTGGTAGAAATTTATTTGATATACCGGAATCGGCATTATCATTCGCACCATTCAGAATTGCATCAGCATCAGTAACAGCCTCTGTAACTCCAAACTTTGGATTCAGAGTTCAATCTGCTGATAGTGGTTCTCAATTTACTGGTTCTATAAACGTTAGTGGTAGTTTAATTGTAACGTCTGGTTCATTCTTTGTAGGAGATGGTTCTCAATTAACTAATATTACATTAGCTAACTTATCAATAGATTCAACAAAAATATTTAGTGGAAGTGCAACGGCATCTATTTCACCTAACAATGGATTTGAAGTAAATGTACATAGTAGATTAGATGGTAGTTTAATAGTATCATCATCAGCAAGACCTCTTCCAACTGAATTTATAGATACTACATTTTATGTAACAAATGATGGTAGTAATGCATATTTGTTCGATGGGGCTGCAACAGGTTCTAATCCAACAATAACATTAGTTAGGGGAGTTCAATATACATTTGAAGTTAATTCACCTGGTCATCCTTTTTGGATTAAATTTGTAAACTCAACCGGTACTACTAATAACGTAAGTCAAAGTATTACAAATAATGGTGATGATAGTGGTAATGTTGTATTTACTCCTTATTCTGGTTCACCTAACATATTATATTACAACTGCCAATTACACTCTAATATGGCAGGGCAGATTAATATAGTCAATTTCTTAGAAATACCTGCAGAAATAACATTTATAGGAGATACACAAATTACAGGTAGTTTAGATACATCTGGACCTATATCGGCATCAATGTTTAGTGGTAGTGGTAGAGGATTATTTGATATTCCTCGTTCTGCATTATCACAAGAAGTATTCCGTATTGCAACTGGAAGTATAACGGCATCTGTTACTCCTGAAATCGGATTCTTAGTTGAATCGTTAGAAAGTGGTTCTACTTTTAGTGGTAGTATCTTTATGGCTAGTGGTTCATTCATTAGTTCATCTGGTAGATTATTCTTCGAAATACCTCGGTCAGCATTGACTGAGGATGCATTGATATCTACGGAAATTAAATCAGGTTCAGTAACGGCTTCCGTTTCACCTGAATATGGATTTAAAGTTGAAACTGCATTTACATCTTCTGTTGATGAATCTGGTTCATATAGTACACAAATAGGTGCACAATTTACTGGTTCAGTAGCAATTAGTGGTAGTTTATTTATAAATGAGATAAGTGGGGCATTGTATTTGGCATCATCTTCAAAGTATTATGGTGAAGGTACATACCTTAGAAATATTCCTCGTTCAGCCCTAACGGAAGATGCACTTATTAGTACTGAAATTAAATCAGGTTCAGTAACAGCATCGGTAAGTCCTGAATATGGATTTAATGTAATTACCCCATTCACTGGTTCTGAAATTGGTTCTAGATTCACTGGTTCAATTGAAGTTAGTGGAAGTATAAGAGCAACCGATTTCCTATTTGGTGATGGTAGATTTATTACAAACGTACAAGCAGCAGCTGCACCATTGATAGCAAGTGGTTCTGCAACTGCTTCGGTAGCAAGTGGTGAATCATTTAGAGTAATAACAGCAAAGACTGGTTCTGAAATTGGTTCTGAATTTACTGGTAGTATTTCAATTAGTGGTTCGTTAATAGGTGATGATTTAACTGCTAGAGGATTCTTATTTGGTGATGGTAGATTTATCACAAATGTACAAGCGGCAGCAGCACCTTTAATAGCAAGTGGTTCGGCAACTGCTTCGGTAGCAAGTGGTGATACATTTATAGTTAAAACGGATAAAACAGGTTCGGCAATTGGTTTACAATTCACTGGTTCGGTTTCAGTTAGTGGTTCGTTAATAGGTGATGATTTAACTGCAAGAGGATTTGTTTTTGGAGATGGTAGATTCCTAACGAATGTACAGGCATCAGCAGCACCATTGATAGCAAGTGGTTCGGCAACGGCATCGGTAGCAAGTGGTGATACATTTATCATAACAACAGCGGCAACTGGTTCTGGATTTGATTATCAATATGGCTCTCAATTTACAGGTTCATTAATAGTAAGTGGAGCAATATCTGCATCTATATTTTTAGGTGATGGTGGTGGTTTATTTAATATCCCACCTGATGCGATTGAAAACTTAGAATTGAATAAAATTAATTCTGGTTCTGGTATAGCAATTATTGACCCAACTAAATTAGATGTAAACGTACCAATTACAGCATCTCGTTATGATGGAGATGGTAGTGGATTATTTAATATCCCACCTGAAGCATTGGATGATTTAAAAATTGATAGAATTCAATCTGGTTCAAATGAAGCTGTAATATATGCAGACACCAGAGGTATGGAGGTTAATACATCCGTAAAATTATTATCTGGTTCATTATATGTAACAGGTGGAATTAATGTTACTGGTTCTGATATTAGAATAGCAAGTGGTAGTAGATTTGTTGGAGATGGTAGTGGATTAACTAATATTAATATAGCTAATTTATCATTTGAAACATCTTTATTACAATCTGGTTCAGCGATAGCTAGAATATCTCCTGATTTTGGATTTGTAGTAAACACATCATCATCAATTGAGGGTGATTTAACTGTATCAAACAAAATTTTAGCAAATAACATAACTGCTAGTTCAACAATATCATCACCATTTTTTACTGGTTCATTCTTTGGTACTTATAAATTCCAAGGTGTAGGACCAACTGCAAGTTTTGAATATGATATTTTAAGATACAATGAAACTCAAGGTTATTATATTCCCCAACCTGAAACTTCATTAACTGAAACAGTATCATTTAATAATGTAAGTGATTTAACAATCGTACATAATTTAGAAATTCGTTACCCAATAGTTCAGGTATACGCAACTGGTTCGGAAGACCAGATTATGGCTGGTACTATTAAATCAATTGATGAAAATACAATACAAATTAAATTTGCTGGATTAACTTCTGGACACGTTGTAATTGGTAGTGGTGGTTCATTGATTAGTGGTACAATTAGTGGAAATAGAGTATTTGGTGAAGTACTTTCAGCATCATATGCCAGGAGAGCTGGTGTAGCAGATTCAGTAACTGGATTTGATCCTGAATCTCTTAACGCTTTATCTGCATCTTTAGCAGATGCATCCGCATATGTAAAAAATTCACAAACATCTTCAATGGCAGTGTTTAGTGCAGTAAGTTCTTCTTACGCATTAACCGCATCTTTTGCTTTAAATGGTGGTGGTGGTGGAACTGAATTATTTATTTACCATACTGGTTCTTTGGTAAAATCTCAAACCGCAAAAATAAACTTTAGTGGATCTGGGGTAGATGTGATTTCATCTGGTTCTGATGGTGTATTGGTAACAATAAATGGTGGAGCGGCTCAATCATCACAAACTGCATCTTACATCTTATCAACTGGTGTAGATGGACCTTTGGGAATGGATAGTATATTATTTGCAGTTAGCTCATTAACAGCATCATTCGCATTAAATTCGGCAAATACTGATACATCATCATTCTTAAACATCAATACAAATCAAACAATAAACGCATCACTTACGATTAGTGGAAGTTTGGGTGTTAGTGGTAGTGTAATGTTAGGCGGTTTGGCATCGGCATCATATGATGAGGTAGTTATATGGGACCCAATAACTAAAAAATTAGGATATAGAAGTGTAGCAGCAGCAGTAGGTTCTTCGGGTACAGGTGGTTCATCAGGAACTTCTGGCACATCGGGTACTTCTGGAGAGAGTGGTAGTAGTGGTTCATCTGGAAGTAGTGGTAGTAGTGGTTCTTCTGGGTCTTCTGGTTCTAGTGGTAAAGATGGTTCATCTGGTTCAAGCGGAAGTAGCGGAAGTAGTGGTTCTTCTGGAAGTAGCGGAAGTAGTGGTTCTTCTGGAACTAGCGGAAGTAGTGGTTCTTCTGGAAGTAGCGGTACATCTGGGTCATCAGGCTCTTCTGGAAGTAGTGGTTCAACTGGTTCATCAGGAACTTCTGGCACAAGTGGTAGTAGTGGTACATCGGGAACTTCTGGCACATCTGGTTCTTCGGGAACTTCTGGTAGTAGTGGTTCAACTGGGTCAGCAGGTACATCAGGCTCTTCTGGCACAAGCGGTACATCAGGAACTTCTGGAAGTAGTGGTACATCAGGCTCTTCTGGCACAAGCGGCACAAGTGGTTCATCGGGAACTTCTGGTTCATCGGGCACATCAGCAACTTCTGGCACAAGCGGTACATCAGGTACTTCTGGTAGCAGTGGCACATCAGGAACTTCTGGCACAAGCGGTACATCAGGAACTTCTGGTAGTAGTGGTACATCTGCAAGTTCTGGTAGTGGAGGTACATCGGGAACTTCTGGCACATCGGGTACATCAGCAACATCAGGAACAAGCGGTACTAGTGGAAGTAGTGGAACATCAGCAACATCTGGTAGTGGAGGTTCGGCTGGTACATCAGGAACTTCTGGAACATCTGGCTCAGCAGGCACATCGGGAACTTCTGGATTTAGTGGTTCATCAGGAACTTCTGGTAGCGATGGTACTGGTGGTTCATCGGGTACTTCTGGGTCTTCAGGTACATCCGGAACTTCTGGCACTACTGGTTCAGCAGGTTCATCGGGAACTTCTGGTTCATCGGGTTCATCGGGAACTTCTGGTGAAGATGGTTCATCGGGAACATCTGGCACAAGCGGTACATCGGGAAGTTCTGGAACAACAGGTTCATCGGGTACTTCTGGTACAGCCGGCTCATCCGGAACTTCTGGAAGTAGTGGTTCTGCTGGAACGTCTGGTTCAAGTGGAAGTAGTGGAAGTAGTGGTACATCAGCAACTTCTGGTTCATCAGGAACATCAGGAACTTCTGGTAGTGATGGAACTTCTGGTTCTTCTGGCACAAGCGGAAGTAGTGGTAGTAGTGGAACAACAGGTTCTTTTGGCACATCGGGAACATCTGGCACAAGTGGAACATCAGGTACTGATGGCACAAGTGGTAGTGCTGGAACGTCTGGTTCAGCTGGCTCAAGCGGTTCAAGTGGTACTAATGGTAGTGCTGGAACAAGCGGAGTAAGTGGTACATCAGGAACTTCTGGAAGTAGTGGAATAAGTGGCACATCTGGAAGTAGTGGTACATCAGCAACATCAGGAACATCTGGTTCTTCTGGTTCAAGCGGTAAAGATGGTACATTCTTTGGAAGTAGTGGCACAAGTGGTAGCAGCGGTACAACTGGTTCATATGGAACATCTGGAAGTAGTGGTTCTGCTGGAACTTCTGGTTCAAGCGGTAAAGATGGAACTTTCTTTGGAAGTAGTGGAACATCGGGACAAAGTGGTTCATCTGGCACATCGGGAACTTCTGGTTCGGATGGTACTAGTGGCACAAGTGGAAGTAGTGGAAGTAGTGGAAGTAGTGGTTCATCTGGTAAAGATGGTAAGGATGGTACTTTCGTTGGTAGTAGTGGTTCTTCGGGAACTTCTGGTACAAGCGGCAGTAGTGGTTCAACAGGTACAAGCGGAATAAGTGGAACAAGCGGTACATCTGGTAAGGATGGTACATTCTTTGGTTCATCAGGAATAAGTGGTTCATCGGGAACTTCTGGAGAAAGTGGTACATCCGGTTCTTCTGGTTCATCGGGAACTTCTGGCTCTTCTGGATTTGATGGAACGTATTTTGGAAGTAGCGGTACATCAGGAACTTCTGGAGAAAGTGGTACGAATGGTACGGGAGGTACTTCGGGAACTTCTGGTTCAAGTGGCACTTCTGGAAGTGGTGGAACTGCGGGTAGTTCTGGTACATCAGCTGAAGGTTCATCTGGCACATCGGGAACTTCTGGTTCGGATGGCTCAAGTGGAAGTAGTGGTGCAAATGGAACTGACGGTTCATCTGGTTCATCTGGAAGTGGAGGAACTGCTGGTACATCTGGAAGTTCTGGTTTGGATGGTACATATTTTGGTTCATCTGGAACATCAGGAACGTCCGGTACTTCTGGTTCATCGGGTGAAAGTGGAACAAATGGTTCTGCTGGAAGTGGTGGCACGTCTGGTTCTTCTGGTATTAGTGGTACATCGGGTAAAGATGGTACATTCTTTGGAAGTAGCGGTATAAGTGGAACGGCAGGAACTTCAGGAACTTCTGGAGAAAGTGGCACATCTGGAACTTCTGGAACGTCCGGTACATCTGGGTCTTCTGGTTTAGATGGAACTTTCTTTGGCAGTAGTGGAACATCAGGATTGAGTGGTACATCAGGAACATCAGGCGAAAGCGGTACATCTGGTACAAGCGGCACATCAGGAACTTCAGGTACTTCTGGTTTTGATGGAACTTATTTTGGTAGTAGCGGAACATCGGGTACATCAGGAACTTCTGGAGTAAGTGGTACATCTGGTTCATCGGGTGAAACTGGAACGGCTGGTACGTCTGGTACATCTGGAAAAGATGGTACATTATTTGGTAGTAGTGGTATAAGTGGTACATCGGGAACTTCTGGACAAAGTGGTACATCAGGAACTTCTGGGTTAGGTACAAATGGTACGTCTGGTACATCTGGAAAAGATGGTACATTATTTGGTAGTAGTGGAACGTCTGGTACAAACGCAACGGGGGTAGCTGGAACATCTGGTACATCAGGAACAACACCTCCTGAATTTAGTTCTGGTACATCGGGTATAAGTGGAACGGCTGGTACTTCTGGTACAACGCCTCCAAACTTTAGTTCAGGTACTTCTGGAAGTTCTGGTATAAGTGGAACGGCTGGTACTTCTGGTACAACCCCTCCAAACTTTACATCGGGTACATCAGGTACTTCTGGTGTAAGTGGAACGGCAGGTACATCAGGTACAACTCCACCTAATTTTAGTTCTGGAACGTCTGGTATAAGTGGAACGGCTGGTACGTCTGGTACAACTCCACCAAACTTTACATCAGGTACGTCTGGAACTTCATTTACTCCAAATGGAACAACTGATAATGGTGTATTAACATTTGACGCTGGTGCATCTACATCAAATGTTGAAAGTAATTTAACTTTTAATGGTAGTACATTGACTGTAACCGGTGGTGTAAACGCAACAACATCAATAACAGCAACAACATTTAGAGAAACATATTCGGATTTAGGAACTGGTGGTAGTGTAACAATAGATTTAGCAACTGGAAATAATTTTAGAAGACAATTTAACGCAACCTCAACAGTTGCATTCTCAAATCCTCCAGCAGCAAATGCATTTGGATTTACTTTAGTTACTGTAAACGCTGGAGCATTTGCAATAACATGGCCTGCATCTGTTGATTGGGCTGGTGGTACGGCACCTATATTGACTAGTTCTGGTGTAGATGTTTTAGTATTCTATACTTATGATGCAGGGGTAACCTATTATGGATTTGTAAGCGCTAAAAATTTAAGTTAAAGTTATGGGAATATTTAGAAGATTAACAACAACATCCGAAAGCACAGAAGCGTTTCCGTTTATAGTTAGGATAACAACAACGGCAGCTAATACTGTTTTTACTTTACCATTGACTGATTTTGGAGGATTGATACCAACTATTACAGTTTCTTGGGGAGATGGTACATCAAGTACAATTACATCATCAACATCATTGAGTAGAAACCACACATATGTATCGGCTGGTACATACGATATTAGTATAAGTGGATTTATGCCTGGCTTTAAAGTTAATAATAATGCATCAATACGTTCATTAATTGTTGCTATTGTTCAATGGGGAATAGTGGGTATAAGAACTATTGATTTTTATGGATGTAATAATTTAACAACAATACCCGGAAGTGCAGCTTTGGATTTGGTAGGAGGATATACTGGATTGAGCGAAGTACAAAACTTTTCAGGATTTATGAGAAGCACTGGATTAACAACAATCCCATCTGATATATTTGATTACTCACCAAATGCAAATATTTTTTCAAATACGTTTGCATTTACACCAATAACATCAATACCAACTGGACTATTTGATAATGTTACAAACGCAACTGATTTTACATCTTGTTTTAGTAATTGTACATCGTTATCAACTGTACCATCTACGTTATTTAATTTAAATGTAAACGTTGTAAACTTTTCTTCAACATTTAGAAATTGTTTATCAATATCAGCGCCCTTACAATTTACAAATAATACAGCGGTTACTGTATTTTCTAATTTATACAACATGTCATCTACAACAAATGCTATGACCGGAACTGCTCCAGAACTTTGGAACAGAGTGCCAGCTCCTGTTGGTACGGATGCTTTTAGAAATTGTATTAACTTAGGAAATTACGCATCAATACCTACAATTTGGAAATAATATGTATTTAAGAATTATAGATAATAATATATCATATCCATACTCATTAAAAAATTTAAGAGAGGATTATCCTAATATAAGTTTCCCATCTGAATTGACAGACCAAACTGCAATACAATGGGACATATATGAAGTTAGAAGTACCCCAAAACCAATTGATTATACAAAAAACATAGTGGAGGGAACTCCTATTTTAATTGAAGATGTATATTATCAAAATTGGATTCAATCAGATGCAACTCAAAGTGAAATAGATTTGAGATTATCTGCTAAATGGGAAGAAGTTAAATTAATTAGAAATGAGATGCTACAAGAATGTGATTGGACACAATTAAGTGATATACCAACTACAACTAAAGAATTGTGGCAACCATATAGACAATCTTTACGAGATATTACATCTCAAAGCAACCCATTTAATATAGTTTGGCCGGATAAACCCTAAAATAAAAATTGGGTTATATTTATACCTATAACAAAACTAAATATAGGTAATGGTAATACACACCCCCATATTTTCCGGTTCGATAACTCAAGATAGGAATTTTGCATACGCAGATTTAAGCGGGTCTTTCACAGGTTCACTTACTGGTTCTTTCAAAGGAACTATTGAAGTACAACAAGCTACATTTAATGTACTTAATGTAACTCAACAATTGTTGGTTAGTGGCTCCATGCAAATGACTGGTTCTATTAATTTAAGAGAAGGTGGATATTTAGTAGAGGGTGTAAATGTATTAGATACTGCATTAGCTTATGCTATTGCTTTAGGATAAAATAAAAAAACAAATGGCAAACGTATTCAAAAATAGTGTAACGGGTTCGATTGGTTTAACAAATACAAATGTTTACCAAGTACCTGCTGCAACTACTACAACAATAATTGGTGTAAATGTAGCAAATGTATCAAATCAAAATATTTCAGTTAGTGTTAGATTAACTGATAATTCAGCTAGTAAAACTGTATTTTTGGTAAAAGATGTATTAATAACTCCTGGCGCAGCAACTGTATTAGTGGGTGGTGAACAAAAAATTGTTTTAGAAGCTACGGATTATTTATCAGTAGTATCTTCGGCAGCAACATCAGCGGATGTAATTGTTTCAGCATTAGAATTGTCATAATATAAAAGAAAAATAAATAGATGAGTAGTTTCATAGGGAAGAATCCAAATGGTTTAAATCAGGTAAGTTCTAGTGTTATATCACTTTTTGTGAGCGGGAGCCCTGTAATAAATGCTTCACCATCTTCGGTGAATATTGTTAATGGTATTCCATTATCAGCATCTATAATAGAAACAAATTTTATAGAAACACCTTCGGGTTCATCACTTACAATAAACGCAGATGTAAAAGTTAGTGGGTCTGTTACGGCATCTATTTTTAGAGGAGATGGTAGTGGACTATTTAATATACAAGCGGATTCAATTGGAGATATCAATAGATTAAAATCAGGTTCTGCAATTGCACAAATTTCACCTAATAATGGATTGGTAATAAACGTACCAACTTCAATAAGTGGTGGATTATCAGTAAATGGTAATAGTAATATTACTGGTTCTGTTACAATTACAAATAATCTTTTTATAGGTGGTATTTTACAAGCAGAAGAAGTACATACAACATATATTTCTTCATCAGTAATATACTCATCTGGTTCAAATAAATTTGGTGATGCTACATCTGATAAGCAAGAAATTACTGGTAGTTTATCTATTAGTGGTTCTATAATTGTAGGATTACCAAACACAATACCAACCGATGATACAACAAATGAGGTGTTGGTATTGAATATGACTACTGGTAAAATAAGTAGAAGATTCGCAGCAGCAACTTCTGGAACATCGGGAACTTCTGGAACATCAGGAACTTCTGGTTCAACTGGTTCGGCTGGTACATCGGGAAGTTCTGGTTCAAGTGGAAGTAGTGGCACAAGTGGCACATCGGGAACTTCTGGAAGTAGTGGAAGTAGTGGAAGTAGTGGGACAAGCGGCAGTAGTGGAAGTAGTGGTTCATCGGGAACTTCTGGTAGTAGCGGAAGTAGTGGCACAAGTGGAAGTAGTGGTTCATCAGGAACATCGGCAACTTCAGGTACTTCGGGAACGTCTGGAAGCAGTGGTAGCAGTGGTTCATCAGGAACATCAGCAACTTCAGGTTCTTCTGGAACTTCTGGAAGTAGTGGTAGCAGTGGTTCTTCTGGTTCAAGCGGTAAAGATGGTAGTGATGGAAAAGATGGTATAAATGGAAGTAGTGGTTCATCTGGTTTAAGTGGAAGTAGCGGTACAAGTGGTACATCTGGTAAAGATGGTACAAATGGGTCATCTGGGTCTTCTGGTTCTAGTGGTAAAGATGGTGATGATGGAAGTAGTGGAAGTAGTGGGAGTAGTGGAAGTAGTGGTTTAACTGGAGCCGGTGGTGGTTCTGGTACTGCTGGTACTGGAGGTACATCGGGCACATCGGGAAGTAGTGGTTCATCTGGGTCTTCTGGTTCTAGTGGTAGTAGTGGATTTGGTAGTAGTGGTTCATCGGGAACATCTGGAACATCGGGAAAAGATGGTTCAACTGGAAAAGATGGAACGTCTGGCACATCTGGAACTTCTGGAAGTAGTGGTAAAGATGGATTTGAAGGTTCATCTGGGTCTTCTGGCACATCTGGTTCTTCGGGAACGTCTGGAACATCAGGAACTTCTGGTTCATCTGGTTCAGATGGTAAAGATGGAACATCCGGGTCTTCTGGTTCAAGTGGATTGGCAGGTAAGGATGGAACTTCTGGTTCATCTGGCACATCGGGAACTTCTGGAAGTAGCGGAACGTCTGGCACATCTGGGAGTAGTGGTACATCAGGAAAAGATGGTACTGTTGGAACTTCTGGTTCATCGGGAACTTCTGGTAAAGATGGTACTGCTGGAACTTCTGGTTCATCGGGAACTTCTGGTTCATCGGGAACAAGCGGAAAATCCGGTTCATCGGGAACTTCTGGTTCATCGGGAAGTAGTGGTACTTCTGGTTTAAGTGGAAGTAGTGGTTCATCAGGTTCTTCTGGGTCATCAGGAACTTCTGGAAGTAGTGGTACATCAGGTTCGTCTGGCACATCAGGTTCGTCTGGTACAAGTGGCAGTAGTGGTTCATCCGGAACTTCTGGCTCATCTGGTACAAGCGGAAGTAGTGGAAGTAGCGGTTCTTCTGGATTATTAGCATTAACTGGTACAACTGATAATGGTGTAATCACATTAAACGGAACTGCACCAAATGCAACCGTTGAAGCAAATTTAAGATTTGATGGTACAACTCTTGCGGTAACTGGTAACGCTACAATTAGTGGTGACCTTACTGTAAGTGGTACTACAACATATATTAATACAACAACTCTTAATATAGGTGATAATATTATTACACTTAATGCAGATATTGGAGCATCAACTGCACCAACTGAAAACTCTGGTATAGAAGTTAAGAGAGGTAATGCAGCAACAAAACAATTTATTTGGGATGAAGGAAATGACAGATGGTCATTCGATGATAACGTAAACGTAAGTGGTAACGTAGTTCTTAGTGGTACAATTAATACGGGACAAGGTGCAACTGAAGTTTATTTAATGAATCAAAATGTTCAAACAACAGATGCAGTAACGTTCGCAACAGTTAATACTGGGCAAGGAGCTAATGAATTGTACGCAATGGACCAAAACGTAAGAACTACGGATGGTGTAACATTTGCTACTGTTAATACTGGACAAGGAGCTAATGAATTATACGCAATGGACCAGCCGGTTCGTTCTACTGATGGTGTAACATTCGCAACAGTTAATACTGGGCAAGGAGCTAATGAATTATATGCGATGGACCAAAACGTAAGAACTACGGATTCGGTTACTTTTGCAAATATAAACGTAGGAGGATTTAGTGTTGTAACGGGCGGTACAATTGAAAACTATACAGCAAATATCGATAATGGTTCGTTCTATAATATAACTGACCAAATGACAGATGCAGAAGTTAGAGCTCAATTGGGTACTACTTCAACGGTAATTACAAAAGTTAATGATAATACAGCACCAGCTGAAGGTTGTTTTAAAGTAACTGGATATTTTGGTTTTGATGATAGTAGAAGAATTAAAGTAGATGTTAATAGTGAATATATTTTTGAATGTTGGATTAAAGTAATTGATGGTGGTGATACCGACCAAAGATTATATTTGGGTTGGACAATGTACAATTCAGCAAACTCATCATTTGGAAATACACAAAGATATTGGGGTGCTGCTGGTGAAGAATTTGATACCAATAGCAGAAACGATGGACAGTGGTATAAAGTAAGTGGTATAATTCGTGGAGTAGGTGGAAGTTTGAATCAGTTTATATCTGGTACACAATACGCTAGTCCTGTTTTATTAATAAACTATGCATCTAACGTTGGTGTTGTTCATATTTGTGGATTAAAATTATATAAATCAGAACAAACTTATTCAAAGATACATTTACATTCTGGAACTAGATATGTGCATGGTACAACTGACCAAAGATACGCAATATTACAACCGGGTAGTTCTGATTCATTAAGAATATCAACTTCAACTGGATATGGTGATTTTGGTTCAATGAATAGTTCTTATTTCCATATGGAAACTGATAGAGCTATTTTCTATATGAACAAACGTTTGGAGGTTAATGGTGTAATTAATGTTTATGGTACTACTACTAGAATGGAATCTGGTGGAATGTATGCACCAATATTCTATGATACGGATGATACTACATATTATACAAATCCTGCAAATGGTGGATTCGTAATGAGAGGTGGTACATCTAATAGAGTAACATATACTACAAATGATAGTGGATTTAGAGTTCAAAACGCTGAAGGTAATGGTGTTAGTGATGTACGATTAGGAGCAGCTTGGGGTAGACCTGGTGTTTACTCATCTACATATTTATCATTGGGTTCGGATGGAACTTATATTGAATTTGTAACTGGAAATGGCCAAAGAGGATATATTGATAGTAGTTCAAACCTATTTGCATTTGGTTCATTACGTTCTCCTATATTCTATGATTATAATAATACCAATTACTATTCAGACCCTGCATCAACATCTGTATATAACGTTTTAAGATTTGGTACATCAACTAATAATGGTAGGTTCGATGGGGCTGGAACTTGGGGTGTACACTTTAGAACGGATTCTGGTTATATAAACTTTGGTCCTGCAAATACAAGTCATGCTCATATCTATACAGATAGACCAAACTTTTATTTAAATGCACCAATAACAATTAATGATGGAACTTATATCAATCAAAATGATATACGTTCAGCTATATTCTATGATAGAAACAATACCTCATATTATTTAGACCCAAATACAAGCGCAACTTCATTGAGAATAGCGGGTGGTATTGCTATGAATAATATAGTTGGTAGACCTGTGGCATATTGGGGAGCAACTGGTGCAACTGGAGCAGTTGTTATCAAATTTCCTGGTGGAACTGGTAACTATGGTATGATTCATGCTCATATTGACATTTATGAATATAATGGAAATGCAGCAGCAACCGTAATAGTTGGTGGACATAATTGGAATGGACAGTGGTATAACATAAATGCAGAAGTAGTTGGACAAACTGATAAACCTGTAAGAGTTGGTACTAAAGATGGCAGATATTGTATCGTAATTGGTAATGGTTCATCATCTTGGTCTTATGGACAAGTTGTTCTTCGTAAAATACAAAATGGTACATATTACGATGGTGTAATGAATGTGGGCGAAGGATATTCAGTAGCAATTGAATCAGATTCTTACTCATATATCTCTGGTGACCTTCGTAATTTAAGAACTCCATTATCATTCTATGCTGGTAGTAACATACAAGCAGGAAATGCTATGTATTCGCCAATTTATTATGATTCAAATAATAGTGGATATTACTTAGACCCTAACTCAACAACTGCATTAAGAACTGTTGGTTCTTGGAGAGCAGACTCATCTTCTTGGGATGGTGAATTTGCAGGTAAAATTCAATATCATAGTAGTAACTGGTATTTTCAATACGCAAGCTATTTTATTTTTAGAAATTCTGGTGGTAGTAATGTTGTAGAAGGTGATACATCTGGTAATTTATGGGCATATGGTTCAATGCGTTCACCTATATTTTATGATAATAACAACACGGGATACTACACAGACCCTGCTTCTTATTCTAACTTAAATGAAGGTAACTTTGCCGGTAGAATGTGGTATAGTAACTATTTGGTAAGTAGAAACAGTGGTGGTTTGATGGGTGATTACAACGTTAATGGTACATCATCAAAAGTAATTTGGACAATTGGTGAAAGTTGGCCATTAGGTAATATGTACGGATTGGGTTATGAGTATGGAAGTGGATATGACCATCACTTAGCATTAAGAAACAATGGTACAACTTATTCTCGTTTTGGATTTGCTGGTGGAGCATTTATAGGTGGCACTGTATCTATTGGAGGTGCTATGTACGCTCCAATTTACTATGATTCAAATGATGCTGGATACTATGGTGACTTTGCATCAACATCTCGTACAAACTATATTGTTGGTAATAGAATTAAATTAGTAAACAACGTAAACAATGAACCTCGTTGGGATTTCTCAGCATATGTAGTTGAAGCACAACATTGGTATGGTAACAACTCATCTATGACAATGTACATGGGTGAAAGTAATAATACTATACAAATACCTGGTAGTGGTGGTATTAGACCTAAGATAATGTATGATTACGATAATACAGGATATTATGTTGATGCATTATCTACATCAAATATTTACGCAGTTACTGATTATACTCGTAGAGGGGCATTTAACTTAGGTAGAGAAAGAGGAAATCGTAGAGATATTACTGGTGATACAAACCATTGGACTGGTACAAACGGATGGGGTACATCTTATGGTAACTGGGACACTGCTTGGGAAGGTGGTTTTGCTGGATGGGATATTTGGGGAGGTGGAACAGGTCACCCACAAGGTGGTGGATATGTTCACGCTCAAGGTATCGTATCCGGACAACACTATGCAACATCAGGAGGTGGAACTGCGTATGGTTGGATGATGGTAGGAGCACACGATGCTCTTGCTAATAGATATTGGGCAAGAGGTAAGTGGGGTGGTTCTACATCTGGATGGTTGGAATTTGTAATGAGTAATTCTAATCCAGGGTATTATTTGTACGCATATATAATGTATGATTCAAATAATACAGGTTACTATGTAGACCCGGCATCTGGTTCTAACTTTAACTGGTTAACAATAAACGATTGGTATTATATCAATGGTGCGTTGGGCATGTATTGGAATTCATATGGTAGAGGATTTGTAATAGCAGAACAACAAGGTAATCCATATGGACATATCACAACTTATGGCGGTGGTAGAAATGGATGGAGTGGATATGGTATAGGTTCTCGTTATACGTTTATGAGTACTACCGGTGATAACGTTGGTGTGCATGATTCGGCTAGAGGTTGGGTTTGGTATATGAGTGGAGCTGAACTAAACCTTTATTGGGCAGGGGCTGATAGAATGTCAATGAGGTCACATGGTGCATATGCACATGCTGATGTTAGAGCTTCTATATATTATGACCACAATACTTCATTTTATTTTAATGGTGATGGTGATAGTAGATGGAATGGATTGGATGATTATTCCAAAATGAGAATTGGATTGACCGGTAGAGGTAACTTCCGTAGAAATGATTATACTGGAGATACTGGTTATTGGGTAGGTTCAATGGGATGGGGAACTACTGATATGAACTCGGTGGCCTCTTGGGGTTCGGGCTTTATTGATTCTTGGTCAAACCCACCAAATCAACCTAGTGGAACAAGCCATTGGGTTGGTACACAAGCTTTCCACTATGCATATGGTGGAAATAGTAACACTGGTTGGCAGTTAGTGGGTGGACCGATAAGTAACTTAAGATTTAGAAATGCCTGGGGTGGTTGGTCTGGTTGGACAACTGTTGCAATGCATGACCGTAACGATGGTAGTGGAGGAGCTTTATATGCCGGAATGTATTACGATGCAAATAATACAGGATATTATGTAGACCCTAATTCACAATCACAATTTAGTGAAATAAGATTAGATGGAGTATTATGGTCTAGAAATGGATATGGTAGAATTTTCTTAGGTGGTAACTTACACATAGATTCATACTCACACAGTATCTATATGAACTATTACACAAATAACCCAATGAGATTCTATGGTTATTTGGAAATGAATGGATATGATATCTATGGTGTTGGTGGAATTTATAGTACTATTTTCTATGATAGAAATGATACTGGATACTATGCAAACCCTAATGGATATTCACAATTTTCAGCTATATTAGCAAACAACTGGTTTAGACCTCAAGGATGTTGTGGGTTGTATTTTGAATCATACGGACATGGTATATGGTCACCTGAATGTGAGGGTAACTCATATGGTAACATAGCAACTTATGGTGGTGGTAGAAATGGATGGAGTGGATATGGTATTCGTAGTAGATTCGTCTTTATGGGTAGAGGTGGTGATTGTGGTGTGCATGATAATTCATATGGATGGGTTTGGTATTGGGATACTAACTTCTATATGTACTATGCTGGTTCGGAGAGAATGTCTTGTAGAGGATGGGGTGTATATGTAAACCAATACTTAGAAGCAGGTGGTTCTGTAAGAGGACCTATATTCTATGATAACCAAGATACTGGATACTATTTAGACCCACATAATACTGATAATCAGGGTTTAAGAATGAGAGGTGGTACACTTCACGGACCTAACTGGTATTGGGGAGCATATTTAAGAGTTGGTACAAACGAAAGAGTTGATGGTTGGGCAAGTATGTTTACATCAAATGGTAACTTACACATTGACTCTCGTAATGGTTATCCAATGTATCTTAACTGGCACAATGGTAATACAGTATTTGTTGAAAATGATATTAGAGCAAACATTTACTACGATAGATATGATACTGGATATTACTTCTATGGTAGAACTGATTCAAGGGTTTATAGATGGAACGCTAACTATTTATACGCTTACGGATGGATATTTGCGCAAGATAACATCATCGCTTACTATTCTGATGAAAGATTAAAAACTAAGTTAGGACCTATCGAAGATGCTTTAGGAAAACTTTCTAAATTAAATGGTTTCTATTACGTTAATAATGATTTGGCAAAAACATTTGGTTATAAAGAAACTAAAGTACAATTAGGTCTATCGGCACAAGAAGTACAATCGGTTATACCTGAAATTGTACACTTAGCACCATTTGATACTAAGTTTGATGAAGACAATAATATTATCGGTTCTAAAACTGGTGAAAATTATTTAACAATTGAATATGATAAGGTAGTACCTTTATTAGTTGAAGCTATAAAAGAACAACAAAAAATTATAGAAAATCAAAATAAAGAAATTTCTGATATCA